TAGCTTGCTTAAATGTGCAAAATTCTGAACCTTCTTCAAAACCTGCGTTAATAAGTTCTTCTATGTTTGAACCTTGGTATTCTGCGTTTGATATAAAATTTCTCATTTTTGTTTCCTTGTTAATTTGCGTTATACGAATCACTTTATAGATGTTGTTTACATCTGTCAACAGGTAAAAGGAAAATAGTTGTGTATTGATTAAAAAAATATTATGGTGTACAAAATATATAGAGTAACCAGATGGTTGCCGTATAGCCTAGTAAGAAAAATAAGAAGGAGATACAGGTGACAGAAGAATTTGAAACTAATTCTATCGACATTAAAGCAGAGATAAAAGCATTTGAAGAAGATGAGAAGGGTTATTTTTCGGGTTACGGATCAATATTTGGCAATAAAGATTTAGGAAATGATGTCATGGTTGAGGGTGCGTTCACCAAATCAATCGCATCAAAAGGGGCAAAAGGTGTAAAACTCCTGTATCAGCACAAGGCAGACGAGCCTATTGGGGTATTTGAAGAAATACTAGAAGATAAAAAGGGCTTAAAGGTTAAAGGTCGTTTGGCTATGGGTACACAGCGAGGCCGAGAAGTTTATGAATTAATGAAAATGGGTGCAATAGATGGTCTGTCTATAGGTTATCGTGTAAACCCAAAAGGACAAGAATATGATGATAGACGTAGAAGGCGGCTATTAAAAGAAGTAGATTTAATGGAAATTTCTGCCGTTACTTTTCCAATGAACCAAAGTGCAAGAATATCTGCGGTTAAAAGTAATGACAGAACGATTCGAGATTGGGAAGGTTTCTTTCGGGATGAAAGTGGTCTATCTAGGAACGAGTCAAAAATGGCGGCAAGTGCCGTTCATAAGGCTTTATCTCAGCGAGATGTTGGTGAAGAGCAAAATGCGATTAACGCAATTAAAAACTTAACCTCAATTATCAAGGAGAACTAGATATGACTGAAGAAGTCAAATCTGCTGTTGAGGGCATGGCAAAGGCTTTTGAAGAGTTCAAGGCCACCAATGACCTTAAAATAGCAGAACTAGAAAAAAAGGGTTCAATAGACCCTCTCGTTGAGGACAAAATCAAGAAAATTGAAGCAACCCTCGACAACCATGAAGATGTTAACCAAGAAGTGACTATGCAGAAGAAAAGCATGGAGCAGGTTAATGAAAAGCTAGAGCATTTAGAAACAATGCTTAAAAGACCAGAAGCAGGAATGGAAGCAAAGTCTGTTGACATGACTACTAAGGCTTTTGATAGCTATCTTAGAAAAGGTAAAGATGCAATGGAAGCAGACGAAGTTAAAGCCCTTACTGTGGGCGATAGCTCTGCGGCAGGGTATCTTGCACCTAACGAGTATGTTCGTGACCTCATCAAAACATTGACCGAAATTTCGCCAATGAGAAGCATTGCAAGAGTTCGCACCACTACATCAAAAGCAATCGAAATACCAAGCAGAACAGCCACATTCTCAGCCTCATGGGTTGCTGAAGCAGGTACTCGTTCTGAAACTACAGGATACACAACAAAGTTGGAGCAAATCCCAACTCATGAATTGTATGCTTTGGTGGATATTTCTGAGCAGATGCTAGAGGACTCAGCATTTAATCTTGAATCAGAAATGCAGACTGAATTTGCTGACCAGTTAGGTAAAGCAGAAGGAACTGCGTTTGTGACAGGTTCATCAGTTGGGCAACCAGAAGGGTTTATAACAAATTCATCTGTTGGCACAACAGTATCAGGACACGCATCAACACTACAAGGTGATGGTCTTATTGATTTAGTTCATGCAATTAAATCTCCATACGGACAAAATGCTACATTTTGCTTTAACAGAAGCACACTTGGGGCAATCCGTAGTATTAAGGACTCAGCAGGTCAGTATGTATTCCAAGCAGGAATGATGCTAACAGCAGGTGTTCCGAATACTGTCTTAGGCTATCCATACGTTGAGATGCCTGATATGGCAGACGTAGGTGCAGGTAATAAGCCTGTAGCTTTCGGAGATTGGTCAAAAGGCTATACAGTTGTAGACCGAGTGAACTTGAGTGTTCTGCGTGACCCATTTACACAAGCAACTAGTGGGAATATTCGCTATGTGGCTCGTAAGAGAGTGGGTGGACAAGTTGTCCTCGCTGAAGCACTTAGAATCCAAACCGTATCAGCTTAAAGGAGGCAAAATATGTACGATTTAGCAAATAATATCGCAATAGGGCTTTCTTACAAAGGTACAACAACATCTGCCGCCGCTAATGGCACAGGAGTTGATTTACAAGGGTATGAGAGTGCGGCTTTAGGAATTATCACAGGTGCAGAGGGCGATACATTATCGGGTTCTGTTTACTTTGAAATAAGCCTAGAGCATTCAGATGACGATTCAACCTATACTGACTGCGCTCAAGCAGACATCACTAATGGCACAATAGCCGCAGGTGGTATTTGGTTGAAGATGGATGGCACAGCAGGTGGTAATCCTGATAGTGCAGGTCTTGTATCGTTAATTGGATATGTCGGTGGTAAAAGGTATATCAGAGGCGTAATTGCAAAAACTGGAACACATTCAACTGGCACAATTTTGTCAATGTTTGTGATTAAGAGTAATGCAATTCATTCTTCATCAAATGATATAACTGCACATAACGCATAATTAAGAATTCTGCCTCCCCTTTTTATATATTTACAATAAATATATGTTAAGGCAAAAAGGGGGGGTGGTAACTCCTGGGATTAACCTAGTAAAAACAAGGACTTACAAGAAATGCCTGTAAAAATAATTGTACCAGTAAAAGTATCAGATAATCCTCAAGGGTTAGGGTCAGGAAAACAATATAATGCAGGTGATGAACTTCCTACAGGGGAGGTTTGGCAGGACAAAATAGCAAGACAACTTATCGAAGCAGGATTAGCACAAGAAACAAAAGTAGTTGCTCCGACAGAAATAAAGAAAGTCAAAAAGAAAAAGGGGTAAGGAATGGCTAGAGGTCTAACCACAGCCCTTAACAATCAATTTATAGCATCAAGTCTAAATCCTTTCATAGCAGTGAGTTTAGATTTTGAAGATGACCCAATAAATGCGTGGGTAGGAAAAGGTACGATTACGTTTGGTGGGGTGGATTACTTTGGTATTGGTAATCTATTAAGCATTTCATCTATTGAAGAAACACAAGAAACTAAAGCAACTACTTGTGAAATATCTTTATCTGGTATTCCTCCAGATTTAATAAGTGCGGCATTAAATACAAATTATCAGGGCAGAACTGGGATAGTGTATCTAGGGGCATTGGATTCCAGTAGAGCAGTAGTTGCTGACCCTTATGCTATATTCTCAGGGCTTATGGATGTAGTAACAATAAATGAAAACCAAGAGTCACATACTATTGGGGTACAATTAGAAAGCCGTTTAATTTCAATGGAAAGGTCAAAAGCACGAAGATATACAAAAGAAGATCAACAGATAGATTTTCCAGATGATAAAGGTTTTAACAATGTGGCTAAACTTCGTGATAAAAAGATTCAATGGGGTGGGGGTGAATCATAATGGGGTTAAGTTTTAAAAGATTTGGTAATTGGTTAAAGAAAACAGCAAAACAAATATTAACGCCAGAAAATCTTTTAACTGCCGCGTCTTTTCTTTTGATTGGGCCACTTACTATAGGTGGATACGCATTTGGTTATACAGCTTCGTTTGCAATATATGCAGTAACTAATGCGGCATTAACAACGCTAATGCCTACACCAGATTTAGGGGGGTTTGGAGATGAGGCACAAGGGAGATTAGTTAATTTTAAAGACCCAACAGCACCTAGAAGCCTTATTTATGGTAAGGTGCGAGTGGGAGGGCTAATAGCCCATGTAGAAACCACCAACAACGACAAATACTTACATTTAGTTATCGTTTTAGCTTCCCATGAAGTGAACGCTATTGATACTGTTTATTTTGATGGAAAAGCACTAACTATTTCTAGCAATAATGTGACAAGCCCTTCAAGATTTAATGGCAAAGCTAAAGTTTATAAAAAACTAGGAACAGATGGTCAATCAGCACAATCCAATTTAGTTTCAGCTTCATCTTCATGGACAAACGCCCATAAGCTAAGTGGCATTGCTTATCTTTATGTCAGGCTAGAATATGACCAAGATGTGTTTGCTACTGGTATACCAGAAATAACAGCTTTGGTTGAAGGGAAGAAAGTTTATGACCCAAGAGATGGCTCTACATCATTCAAATCAAATGCCGCTCTTGTTATTAGAGATTTTTTAACAAACGAAACATTTGGCATGGGGGCTTCAGCGTCAGAGATTAATGACACAGCGATAACCACAGCCGCTAATATTTGTGATGAAAACGTCACTCTTAAAGGGGGTTCAACGCAAAAAAAGTATGAAGCACATGGAGTTGTGTCAACAGGCACAGCAACTAAAGACACATTAAATAAACTATTAACCAGTTGTGGTGGCACAACAGCGTATGCAAACGGAAAATTTGATTTAAAAGTTGCAAAATATGTATCGCCATCAGTAACAATTACACAAGATGAATTAATTTCTGATGTAGTAGTTACAACAAAAAGGTCAAGGTCTGAAAGATTCAATGCAGTAAAAGGTGTGTTTTCATCCACAAATACAAACTATGTTCCCACAGAATATCCTGCTATTACATCAACAACATTTGAAACAGCAGATGGAGAACGTATATATGTATCGTATGATCTGCCGTTTACAACAGACGCAAGAATGGCTCAAAGGTTAGCAAAGATCGCTCTGTATAGGTCAAGACAAGAAGTAGGGTTACAAATTACAACAAATATGAAGGGGTTTCAGTTAGCAGTTGGGGATACGTTTAGTTTTACATCCGC